CATATTTTTAAACTTAGATACCCCTGATTGTCCAAGTTGAAAGCACATCTCCGATAAGACGTGTTGAGCTGTCTCTGGTAAATCTTCAATACCGTTTTGCGACATTAATTGTTTAGCTTGAGCTATTGCTCTGCTTAAATCTTTATCAAATACTGTTTGTAATTCTTCTTCGCTGTATTCTTTATCAGCAACGAAATTATCTGCTGGGACAACTTTATGACCCCAACCGATAGTGTCGAACCCTTCGGTATCTTGATATATTTTGTTTCTAAAACATTCACTTAATTTTACTGATTTTGATAATTCTTCATAACTCATGATATTTTATACCTTTTCTTTATCACACCCTGCAAAGTCTTTGCTTGTCCAGCATGAGCCTTTGATGCTTTTTTTAAACTTTTAATTACTTTTTTAACTTTTTTCTTTTGTGCCTTTTTCATTTTTTCTTAAACATACCGATTGCGCTTGATCCAGCCTTAATACCAAAGCTTGCTGAAATTGCAATGTAAAGTAAGTTGTGGTAATACGACGGTAGGTCTTGCAAAGCAATAAACCCTTGATGAACATGTTCTTGTAAGGGCGTGAATACTAAAACTGCTGGAAGTAGTAGGACAATTAATGCTACCTCATCTTTCCAGCTTCCTTTCATTTGATCAACGGCACTTTGCTCCCATGCAACTTTACCAGCTATCTGGTCTTCTTTTAGTTTTTGCGTCGCTTTAATTGTTGTAAGTTTTAATTCTTGTTTTGCTTTCTTTGTTTCTACAAAACCCTTGACGCCATCAGCGACGACGCCAAGTAATGGTTTAGCAAGTAATTGCCACATAAATTCTAGATTGCTCCTATAATGATGATTACGATTATCGCTACAATTGCAGCTTTAATCCAGTCCTTCATACTCCAGTCAGACCACTCTTTTAAGTGTGCCCATAGATCTTGTACAAGTTTCATACAATCCTCCTTTGTTGATAAGGTTCTATTACTTTACGCCTTTAAAAGCAACTTTTTTGATCTGAGCCTTGCTTGTCTGCCCTTGTGGGCCACTACCTTTGTTTTGTTTTACAACAAAAGGTGAGTATACAATTGCAGCATCAGATGAAACTTTTATGTTAGGAAAAGGGTTTTTTGGTTTTACCGTTTTCACTTGTTTCTTTTTAAAGTTCATGATCTAGCCTTTCCATAACCACGTTTAGCCAGTCTACCTGCTAGACCACCATTCGCAGCTTTAATTGGTTTTTTAGGTTTAATTATTTCTATGCCTATTGCAAGTAAACCAGGCATTTTTTTCTTTTTATCTTTTTTCTTAGGTGAATCTACTGGGCCACCGTTTTTCTTTTTCGTAGCACCAACAATTCTATCTGCTTGTGTAGGATTAGGATTATTATCCACACCAGCTTTAACTGACAACATACCAAACTTTTCTGCTTTTCCGCCGTCAGCGAAAACATTTTTTTGTGAATCTTTTCTTTTCTTTTTCTTAGTATTTTCTACAGCAGGGCCACTTTTTCTTTTAGCTCTTTGTTTTTTAAGTTTTTCTAATAATTCTTTTTCTGAAAATCTTTTTCGATCTCCTTTTGGTTTAAAAGGCATTGGTTCCATATTTTTTGGAAACAGGTCTTTTGGTAACGGTAATCTCTTTGGACCTTTTGGTTTTTTTGGTAAAAAGAAATCAGGATCGGGTCTATTTTCTTTAAATTTTTCAATAAACTTATCTCTTTTAATTTTATCTCTTGCGGTTTTTGTCCCCTTTTCACTTAATGCCATGTTAACCCCTAATGTATCGTCGGTTTTACTAGTTCAAGGAGATCATAACCGTTATGATTCTCCAAATGTTTTGCTTCTTTTGGCGATAAATGTTCATAATAGACCATTTTTGCACACGCCATCATAGCTCCTGCTAAAAGTATACTATCTTCAGGATTTTTGGAAGTATTTTTTGCAATAAGCATAAGCTTATCAAAATAATCAGCTAGTTTTTCTTCTGCGTTTGCCATTTTTAGATATACCTGCCTCGTTTAGTGCAATAGCTATTGCTTGCTTTCTAGATTTAACCTTTTTTTTCGAGCTGCCAATGTTTAATTTACCTTTTTTAAACTCTCGCATTACTTTTGCGACTTTTTTCTCTCTTTTCTTCACTGTTTTTGTTTAGAAAGGTTAACATTTGCACGTAATTGGGCAATATCTTCTTGCGACTCTATTTTTTCTTTAGTTAATTTTTCATTTTGCTCTAATTTTGCAGCATCCATCTCTAAATTTGCTTGATCCAACTGCGATTTTCTTTGTAAATCAGCAGCACGTAGCTGTATTTCTTGTTGTTTTAAAGAAATTAGTGGGTCTTCACCTTGAGATGACAGCATTTCTTGTTCTTCTTCAATCATTTTTTCTGTCATTTCAGTGATTGTTTCTGCTACTTTAGATTCTAATAGCTCTTGTAGTTTAACTTGTTCCTCTTGTGGTACCTGACCACCGTATTGTTGTGCAACTTTTTGCAGATCCTCTTTCATTTCTTGCTCTACTTCTTCTCTGGCTTGAATCGATACGTGTTCCATAATGTGTGACTCAAGCAGCGTCATAGTTCGTAAATTATTTTTTACTAATATGCTTGAAAAGAAAGCTCTGTGTGAATCAATGTGAGCCATATGGTTTTGATTTCTAAAAGCTTGTAGAGGTTTACCTAATAAAGCACTACCATTCTCCATTCCAGGGTCCATAGGTTGTGGTGGTGTAGGAACAGGTAATATTGCATCAACATTTTGTACACCCATTGCTTGATACATTCTTCTGTACGCTTCATACATGTTGTGCATTTGAGGTGCAGCTTGAGCAAGTTGTAGTTGTGTTTGTGCCAACGTAACACGTTGAGACATAGAAAAGATTGTTGGATCTGAAACAGGTAAAATGTCAATTTTTTCATCAAAGTCTGACGTTTTAATTGATCTAATTCCACCAACTACATCATATGGATATGCAGGGTCTAAAGATTCAGAAAATATTTTCGAAAGTAATTTAAACTCAATTTTTTGTGCGTAGTGTAATCTTTTGTGAATTGCTGACATAACACGCATGCCTCTTTCCATAAGAGCCATAGTTGTGCCAACTGGTGCATTAGCTGCAACGCTATCGCCAATCTTCTGATCAGCGACGGTAGCAAATTCTTTACCAGCTTGTACAACGAAACCAAGTAATTGAAATAATGTTGGGTCTGCACCCTTATAAGGAAGTGGTAGTAATCCAGCACGTAGGTCACCACTTGGTGCATCTACATCTCTAAACTCACCTGGTTGTATAGGATTGTCATCATCACGTATACGTAAGCCTCTTGCCTTAAATCCTGCTGGTAAGTTTGCAAGTGTGCCAGCATCAATTAATTGACGTAAAGCCGCTGTAGCAGTTCTTGATAAACCACCAAGCATATGAATTAATCCTAGTCCATAAAAACCTAAACCAGGTAAAAACTTATAATGAACAAAGTATTGTGTTTTCTTTAACTTGTCGTCTTCTTCACGATAGTTTCTATAAATAGATAATACTTTTCCAGACCCTTCGTCTATTGTTACAATGTAAGGTGCTTTGATGCCATCATCTCTTTCAAAGCTTGGTAGATCTAAATTTGCATGAACTTCTAGTAAAGTGTATTCATCATCTGCATACCCTGCTTTTTTAACACCAGAGAGTTGTCGTTCTTTTTCTTCAATGTCATCTTGATCATTGTATGTTTTGATTTCAACATCTCTGTAGAATCCAGTGACTTGTAATTTTCTAATTTCGTTTTCTGATTTTTTAATAACGTGTGTAACTCTTTCTGCCTGTTCTAGATTGACAGCATTGTAAGGTACAACAAGATCATCACTTGGTACAAACTTTGATACAGCTCTACCAAGACTTGCATCGTAATAAACTTTTTTGAATGTAGAACCAGATAGTGGCAGATAAAATAACATCTGATCAAGGTCTGGATCAAACTCTTCCATAACATGCATGATTTGATAGTTCATAAACTCTTGAACTCTTTGTGCTTGATCTTCTTTGTCTTTTGTTACCTCACCAATAACTTGTGTTCTAACTGGACCACCAGCAGGTAATAATTCTTTGTAAGCTTGAGCTTGAAACTGTGTTACCGATTCTGACAACAACGGATGAGTTACTCCGCTTGCACCTTGAAACGGTTGTGATCTTTCATCGTACTTCAAACCAAGTAAGTCTAAACCTTTTTTATATGCTTGCTCCCAATCACTACGTGAAGACAGATCGTCTTCATAAAAACCCTGTAGCTCTGATGCTATGTTGTTTAGTTCTGTTTCATCAATAAGTTCAGCTAAGTTAGCATCATGCGTATCTTCAATAATTCTATCCTGTTCTCCAATAATAGCGCCGCCATCATCAGTAATCTCAACCATTGGATTATCTGTACCTGGCTCCAACTCTACGGTTTCACCAGTCTTTGCTGGTATCATCAACGCATCGTTAACCGTTTGCGGTTCGGTATTTGGATTTAATCTTTTGTCAACTGCCATTACGCTGCTCCTATAACTTCCTCAATATTAGGCATTGGATCATATTTAACATAGCCACCTATAGCCATGTGTGTCTTGGATGGCAATACCATTTCAGGTGTTAGTTTTATAGCATAAGCATCCACAGTTTCAAAGCCTGAAGGTGTTGAAGTGGTATTTGTGGATAAGGTTGTTGGGTTTGGCTGACTGTTGATAAAATCAGTAGCTTCAGTCATAGCCTCTCTTGTCTGTCCTTTTTTAACTTTTATTGTTTTTATAACTGTAGGCTCACCTCCAGATAAATCTACAATTTGTATTACTTTGTTCTGTTTTTCAGGATTACCTATAGCTACCTTGATTATTTTAAACTCTGCATTGTTTATATTTGCTGCTCTTTTCAGCGATTGCTCAAGTATACTGGTGTAGTGTTTGCCGTTAACATCAGTAGCATCTGGGCCACCATAAAACTCATATGTCCCTACACCTTTCTTTCCAGCTCTTTGACCAATAGGTGTTGCTGTTGTTCCTGCTTGGCTGTATCTATTAGCCACAAGTTTTGCTGGTGTTATAGCATACCATGTTGGTGCGTTCTGATCGCCATCAACAAACAATCTTTTTGCTGCCATATGTAGATCGTTTTTAACTAACACATCGCCCCAAGCTTTTCTGTCTTTAAAAGGCACGTTTGGAAATAATGTTTTAAGTGTATCTGGATCAACACGTATCTCATCAAAAAATTTAAGAACATTATCTCTTTGTTTCTGTGCTTCACGCACGGGTATCATCGCACCTTCTGTCAACATGCCAGGACGTATCTGTGCAAATTCTTTCATAATAGCATTTGATTCTTGTAATGCTTTTATGTGGCCAACAAAGTCTTGCTCTGTTCTAAAGACAGGTCTCAATATGTCTTTGTGCTTTGCGTAGTACGCAAGTGTTAAAGCGTTGACATCACTGCTGTACATCTCATCACGTATAAATCTAGGATCTCTTGCTTTTGTTTCACCAATTTTAGAAACCAATTTTTGATATTCGTCTTTTGTTTGCTCTAGATGTTTTCGGTAACGTTGAAATATATCTGATTGTATTTCATCAGCAAATGTAACGTTTACAGTTTTATCACCAACAGCAGCTTGTTTTGCACCAGATCCAAAATTGTCAATATCGTTTTGTATTTTGGTTAGTTGCTTTTGTGCATTGTCAATATTCTTTTGTGCTTGTTCTATACTTACTCGGCCACCTGATTGATCCACAATATCTTGTGCTGACTTGTTTGTAATTGCTGTAAGTCTATCTCTTTTCTTTTCTAGCTCTAAAAGTTTTGTTGTCGTATCGCCTGACAGTTGTTTACTTGTACCAGGTATGATTGCAGGGCGGTCCGTGAGCCGTGACCAACCGACAACGTACGCATCATCAGCAGGGAAAAAGTTATGAACACTATGTCTATAAGCTGCTGGATCTCCAGGTATGTCATCTGGTTTTAAATAAATGACACTTTCTCTGTACGTGCCTGGATTAGCACCAGGTTCAAAATGACCATCACCATATTTGTAATCAATAAACTGACCATCGCCGTTATCTATCTCTGATCTAAAACCAAACGTTTGTGATTTTAATTTTCGTATTGGTGCTTCTTTTATTCTACTTAGAAGCTGAGCTTTGGTCACTGGTTGACCTGACTGAAATATTGATTGAAACAACTGTGGTAGCTGATAGTCTTCTACTTCTAACTTACCGATGTTTCTTGACTGAAAGAAGTTAAATAGTTCTTCTGGCGTTGTAAAAGTATCGGGAACACTTGGATCAAGAAGCTTTGCTTCAAGGTTAGAATAAAATCTGTTAATGTTTTCTGTTGGTGACTTTGTAGCCTCTGCTACCTGATCACCTATTCGAATAAGGTTTTGTGTTTGTTTACCTGTACCGAGTAGATCGCTTTTCTTATCAAGATACACGGCCCAACCTGGTAACTTACCAAATATGTTAGCTGATGCTAATTGTACTTCAGGCATTTGATTCTCTAGAGTTGGCTTGAGGTTTGCTTCTTCAAACAAGTCAAGCTCATCAATGCTTAAGTAAGGCGCATCTTCTTGTATACCTCTCACGTCTATAGCATCGTCATCAGGCATACGTAGTGGGTCAGTAAACTGACCTGGATCGCCGCCCATGGCCATGCCTCTAACGTTTTCGCCAGGCACTAAATCTACACCTGTTACCTCTTCAAATAAACTCTCATCTGGTTGTGTTTTAGGATCAGGTGGGTCCTTGCCTAAAAGTTTGAATTGTTCTTCTTTAAGAATATTCATAGCTTCCTCAAAAGCAATTTCACGTACGTAGTCAGGTATCTTTTCGTTTTCATCTTGTTCGTTAAGCATCTTATCAAAATCTTCTGGATTTACAACTTGTTCAGCTGTGTCTCCACGATAAGCTTTCAATATTTGATCTCTAAACATTTCACGTTGCTGTAGAAACTGTGGATTTTCTAATTCATTTCTTTTAGCCTCGTAATAGGCATCAGTTTTTTCTTGTACTTTTTTTGCACTGAGCTCACTAATTAATCCACTTAAATTTTTTAAAGCGTCTTTGTTGGTGCCTGCAGCTTTTGCGTTCATCCATAAAGCACCTAAAAATCCTCTAAGTTCTTTTACTGATGGCATGCCAGCTGCTTGTGGGACAAGTCTAAAAAACTTTCCAAGTTTAGAAATGTCTCTTCTATTAGCTGTCTGTAGCATTCTGCCAAAGTATCCAGAACCGATAAACAAAGGTATTGCTGATAAACCAGCAGTAGCAGCGGCGCCCATAATTTCTTTTGCATTAGGGTCTCTTGCAAATATTCTATTTTCATCTACTATCTCTTGTATTTCGGCAAAATCTATTTCTACACCCTCTTCGTAAAAAGGACCACCTGGTAGATACATATCAAGAACTCTATCATACCCAGCATCTGCAGCTAATTTTTCTAAACTAGAGAAACCCATTCTAGTTTCTTCAAGATCTGCAAAGGCTGCACCTGTATGTGCAAACGGTGATATAAATTGATAAGTGTTTACTAAAACATCAGCTATGTCTGCTGGCAAAGTTTTTAATTGATTTGCAAATAATTTTGATTGTACTTTTTTTCTGTTTTTAACAATTTCTGGATCTTGACTAAACAAAGTATTAGTTAACATTTTGTATTCGTCAGAATCTTTTAATACATCATATGCTTGTTGAACATCAAGAGATGTGGGCCGTTGACCGTTATCCATCATCTGTTGCAAGAATGGATTGTTAAAAGAGTCCATAAAGTTTCCATCTCTATCAAGGCCAGCAGTGACATTAGACATATCAGCTTTAAATTGCATCTCGATATTTTTTGCGTTGTCTATGCTTTTTAAATAACTTTGTACTGCATCATCAGTAATTTCATCTATCTCTCTGTTTCTTTGTATAACCTCAATTTTATCCTCTAGTTGTTGTAATGCCATAGCATCAAAGATTGATCTTCTACCTTCTGGTGTGGTAAATGTTTCTGTAATACCCTCCGCAATTGGTTCTAAGAAACCACCCTCTGGTGGTTGATCTGTTACACCTGCTGGTGGTTCGTTAGTAATAGGATTAAATACTTCATCAATTTTTTTAAGGAACGGATTTGTAAACACGCTACCACCGTCTTTGTACGGTGCAATAAGAGTGGAAGCATCTGTGCTTGGATCTAGTAGAAAATCCAGTAGCTCTCTCATTTGTTGTTTATTAACAATACCACCTGGCTTACCTGCTTGTATAAATCCACCCATTTCTGGTGGCAAATCGTACATGCTTTCTGCTTGCACACGTTTCAAACCTTCCCTAATATTTTCAATAGTTTTTTTTGCCATTTCCCCTGATTTTTGTTTTATTTTAATTGTAGCAGGAGATATTCCTTCAAAAGTTCCTTGTTGTTTGTTTTTTAACATTTGAATAAATTGACCTTTATTTGCACCTACCTCAAAAGGGCTCACAAATCTATCCGTTGCAGGGTATCTAAAATCAGGTCTTGAAGAGCCTTTTCCCTTTGGCGGTGTGCCCATTAATTGTTCTGCTACGTCATCAAAAAATACTTGCACTCTTCTATTTACAAAAGCTGGGCTTATATACATCATGCTTGGATCTGCTCCCTTTTGTAAAAGTTCACTGCTTGGATTTAATCTTTGTGTAATACTAGTTGGAAATTTGTGAGAGAAATCTAAAAAACCTTTACCCTGTTCTTCTGGAAATTTTCTTGCTACATCCACTAAATCATCATAATAAGTTTTAAGTAAATCAAACTTAAAAGCCATAAGCTCTTTCATTTCTTTTGTATGTTTTCCAAGCGATTCACTTATAGGTCCCATTACCTTTGGATCCTTTGCTCTAAGTAAATCGTTAAATTTTGCTAAACCATATTTGTTTATTAATGGTCTGCTTGCAAAATTAAAAATTACCTGCTCTGCTGTATCTGTATATTGAGGTATGCCTTTACCTAAACCTGCTACGGGATTAGGCATTTTTGTTTTAAGTCCAGGAAAAACATCAACCATGCTTATTTTTTCTTTATCAATAAGTTTTACTTCTTTTTCTAATTTTTTTAATTCTGGTTTCTTTGCTTTTTTAATATCGTTTGCTAGATTGGTTGTGGGTGCCTTATAAATGCTGTTGATTTCGTTTTGTAAATTTGCAACTTCGTCTATCTCATCAGCAACTTCTTTTTGTGCAGCATTTAATTTTGTCTTATCCATTTCTCTTGTAAAAATACCGCCGCCCATATCTTTAAGTTTTCTTACTAATTTTTGTTTATATGTTGATAATTCTTTAAAAGCGCCCTCACCTACAGCTCTAACTTGAGAAACAGCCTCTTCAACATTTTTACTTACTTTGCCACCCGTAAGTAAGTCAGCACCTTTAATTACATAATTAATTTTTTTCTTTGGGTTAAAAAGTAGATTACCCAATCTATCAGTAATTGAAGTCATGCGCTGATTAAATTTAGAATTTATAAATGAATCTATTTTTGAGGTTTTAGTTTTTACTCTATCCTCTTTAGAGATCATTTTTTGCTTTTTATCTTTTTTCTCAAGTTTGCTAGTATCCACTCTGTCAGCATAATCCAGTGCCCCAGGTTCTTGTATTTGAACATTTTGAACAGCTTGAGCCCTATTGGTAAAAGGCTTTGTCATGTCATATGGATTAGCCATTATTTTAACTTCTTTATTTTAACTTTACGCTCAGATCGTACGTTAAGTAGGTCAAAGTCTCTTTGCATCTTCTGTGCTAACAAATCCATTGGCTCTCTCGTCAATAACTGACTAGCTTTTCCTACGCCTTTGACAGCGATGCCTGATCCTTTTGGTATTTTCTTTTCCATCAATAATACGACCTCGGTTCTATATATGTTGGTTCATCTTGGTAATCTGACTTCAGGCTAACAAATGCACCTTGCCTGAATCGCAACAACGCTTGGGTCGCCTTCTC